TCAATGCAATGACAAAGGACTGGATGCATAACTGGGATAACAACCATTGGTTGACAGCTACAGGCGAAGTTGTAAAGAATATTGATCTATGGAAAGAAATACTCCAGCTTAAACTAAGCATTGATAGAGTATGTGAAGATGCTCCGTGCTTTATACATATAAAGGGTCATGTAATATCATTTGGAGCAGTTACAAGGCATAGGCTACTTGAGTCAGATCCATCAGGCTTTAAGCTTATACTTGAGATGCTTAGAAAATATGATGGGGATCTTTACTTCCGCCAGAAGGAAGTAGAAAAAGCACAGACTTGCTCAATGAAAAATAATGGCTTTGAATTTGAGCAGCAACAGTTAAAACGGTTTGTAGTTCTCAACATGCTGGCAGATTCTTTCGCCAGTGAGCAGATTGAGATTTACAAATAGATACCAGCGATTGATTCACTTACAGGTATTAGTCACGTGAAATGCAATATTCCCCTATGGGACATTTTATAGTATAATATTATAGTAAGGAATATCGCTATCACTTATTTCAAGGAGGAATTTAGTATGGCAAACGCAAATGAAAATCAGGCACTTATGAACACAACAGATGGTCAACTTGCCACCAACAACACACCGATGGGTTTTGAGGATGAAGAAGCAGGGGATATGATTATACCCCGCGTCAAGGTAATACAGACTCTGAGTCCTGAACGCAAAGATAAGGTTGCTGACGAAGGTGACATCATTAACTCTCTTACCAAGGAGAAGTACAATGGAAGAATATTCATTCCAGTCTTTAAGTTCAATAACAATATTGACTGGAAGGATCGTGCTGATGGAGGTGGAATTCGCTGCATAGCCAGAGATGGTAAGATCGGTGAGGAGACTGACGGATCAAGAAAGCTCTGTGCGCAGTGCAAGCGCTGTGAGTTTGATAACACCAAGCAGGGCAGGGACGCGGCACCAAAGTGTACAAAGTACATCAACTTCTTTGGTTTCTTTGCAGGTGACAGAATGCCCATTATACTTAGCTTTGCTAAGACAAATTATAATGAGGGCAAGAAGTTATATAGCCTTGCAAAGGTTACAATGCAGAATATGTGGAATCATGGCTATACACTTAACAATAAGCTTATGGCCAAGAATGGCAATGAATGGCATATTATTGCTGTAACACCAGCCGGTGAAACATCAGAGGACGATCGTGTATTTGCTATGGCTCTGTACAATAGTTACCGTACAACAATTCAGCAGGTTGCTATGGATCTTGAGGATACATCTACAAGTGAGGCAGCACCTAAGGTTGATACTGATGCAACTGAATTCTAAGTGTAGGTAACCTTGTATAGGAGGCAAGTGAATGCGCTGGACAGATTATTGTAACAAAATACTTGCTGAGATAGATAACGAAGCTTTCTTTCTCAATGAATTGCATAACGTACAGCGCCGTGGTAGTGAGATAAAGGCTGAATGTCCTTTTAAGGATTTGCATGAGGGTCATACTGATGCAAATCCCTCTCTCACTGTTAACTTAGCCAAGGGAGTTTATTACTGCAATACCTGTCACTCAAAGGGAAACATACACACAATGTACATGAAGCTTTATGGCTGTACAAGTGAAGAAGCATGGTTCCAAATGGGTGATGGGTTGCAGATCCCAAGGCCAGATAGCTCAAAACCTACAAGGCCTGATATTGATATTGGACTTGTCTCACAATATCATCAGGCATTGATGAAACTTACAGGGCCAATAAGAGATGTGCTTAAGCAGCGCAGAGGCTTAACGGATGAAACACTTGCTAGGTTTCAGTTAGGTTGGGACGGTGAACGTATAACAATTCCAGTGTATGATGAATTTAATACACTAGTTAATTTTAGAAGATACAAGTGGAACTCAACAGAAGATAACTGGAAAGTTCTTAACTATGTAGATGAGCACAATAATACGTATGGTGAAGTACGTATATTCGGTATAGATAGGGTTGTAGATCCTGACATAGAGTATGTAGTATGGTCTGAAGGTGAAATGGACCGTATTATAAATGAACAGCATGGCTTTCCAACTGCTTGTGCAACATCTGGTGCAGGAACATTTAGGCCTGAATGGACAAAGTATTTCCGTAATAAAAAGCGGGTATATATTGCACAGGATAATGATGAAGCTGGTCGTATAGCTACAAAAAGGTTGTGTGAAAAGCTTTACAGAGTTGTTGATGTGTACATTATAAAGTGGCCTGAAAACTTTCCAGTAAAAGGTGACATAACTGACTTTTATACTCAGTGTGGCATGACTACAGAAGACTTTAAGAAAATGCTTGATACTGCTGAACAGTATGTAGATCCTTCAATGCAGGAGTCTCGTATAGCAGATGAGCAGGAAGCGGTAGAGGTTTTATTAGCTGATAGTTCTGCAGCACAGTATAAGGGTCAGCGTTTACGTATTCCTGTAATGGTTAGTGGTAAAGATGGCACACCATATGTATGCCCTAGAATAGTCAAGGGGTACTGCGGTGATTCTGCAGATCCAGAAAATAAGAAGTGCTTCAAGTGTCAGTTAGCAATAAATGCTGGTGAGATAACAAAGAATTTAGGCTCGATGGATAAAGAGCTAATAAAACTTATAAAATGTACTGATAAGCAACAGCAAGCTGCACTAGTTGAACTTCTTGGTATAAATCCACGCTGCCAAGAATTCAAGTTGGAAGTACTAGAAAACATGAATCTTGAGGAGCTAAGACTGATACCAAAAGCAGAGGCAAACTTTAGCTTCTCTAAAGAGCACGAATATGTAGTACGTACGGGATACTCTATAGGCAATAACTTGAAAACAAACAGGCGCTATACAATGGCTGGCTATATGTATCCAGATCCATATTCACAGTATGCAACTTACATATTTGATAAAGCATATCCTGAAAAAGACCTGATTAGTGACTTTGAATTGAATGATGAGACTCGTGAATTGCTTGAGTTATTCAAGTGTAAGCCCGGTCAAAGCGTTGAAGAAAAGTTCAATGAAATACATCGAGATCTTGAAAGGAATGTAACGTATATTTGGGAGCGCCGCGACGTAGCATTTGCAGTTGACTTAATATACCATACTGTATTATCATTTTACTTTCAGGAACAGTACATTAAAAGAGGCTGGGGTGAACTGTTAATCATAGGTGACTCTGGTCAGGCAAAGACAACAGTTGTTGAACGTATGATGAGACACTACAGACTTGGTGAGATGCATTCAGGTGAATCATCACGAAGAACAGGCCTTGTATATAATATGCAGCAAAACAACAAACGTTGGTTTCTGGTATGGGGTGCATTTCCACTTAATGATGGTGGCTTACTTGCACTTGATGAGCTGTCTGGATTAAGTGAGAATGATCTTGCTGATATGTCAGATGTACGATCAAGTGGTATTGCTAGATCTACAGGCGTTATAACTTCTGAGACAACCAGTAGAACACGTGCAATATACATATCAAATCCACGTAACGGCCGTCAGTTGAACTCTGAAACATACGGTGTTAATGCAGTGCTGAAGCTATTTGGCAAAGCAGAAGATGTGCGCCGCTTGGACTTAGCAATGAGTGTAGCCTCAGGTGACGTTGATCCAAACTTAGTAAATAAGTCAATGGCTGATGTACCTGAAGTAAAGCATGTGTACACATCAGATGCATGTAATGCAAGAGTGCTGTGGGCGTGGTCAAGAAAAGCTGATCAGATCATTTTTGAGAAGGAGGCAGTTGACCTTATACTAGAGCAAGCAACTATCATGGGTCAGAAGTACTCATCAAAAGTGCCTATTGTAGAGGCTGCAGACCAGCGCCTAAAAATAGCGCGTATATCAATAGCAGCTGCATGCTGTGTATACTCATGTGACGAGACTGGTGAGAAAGTAATTGTCAAACCAGAACATGTACAATTTGTTGTAGATTTTATGAACAGGATATATTGTGCAAAAAGTTTTGGATATGATAAGCTTAGTGAGCAGGATAGAATTACATCTGACACATCTGATGATAATATTGCTAAGCTACGTATAGAATTTCTTGCATTACCAGTACCTAATGTTAATGAGATGTCAGATATACTTTATCAGTTACCATACTTCAGCAGAACTACACTTGAAGATTATACTGGCTTAGCAAAAGATGATCTTAAGGTTCTACTTAAGTTTATGACAACAAAGCATCTTGTAGATAAGGTTCGTGGTGATTACAGAAGATTACCACTTGGAACTGAACTACTTGAAAACCTTGTTCAGAAACCAGCCTCTAAAGCAGAAACTGAAGAGGCTAAGAAGAAATATTATGGAGGTGCAGATTTTTAATGATTAATGGATTTAGAACACCTGAGGAGATCCGTAAATACCTCAGTGAAATTAAGAGCATGGTATCTGATGGTAAAGCTCAGATAAGCAAGATTGTAACAGCAGTTAAGTTACCTACAGGTGCTATTGAAATTGCTATAAACGATCAGTATCTTGAGCAAAAGCTTGAGTATATTCTCAGTGCATATGATGATCAGATGCGTTTGAACACTAACAAAGAGATTGCAATGATAGAGGCAATCGTTGTGTAGGAGGGAATAACATGGACTTATCACAGTACTTAACTACATGCCATGTCTTCTCTACAGTATCTCAGCAGGAAGATGAAGCTGGATGGTTAGCAGCGCGTAGCCGCGGCATCGGTGGATCTGACATTGGCCCTATTTGTGGTGTAAGTGTATTTACAACTGCAAGGCAGATATACTTGAGAAAGACTGGTCAGTATCCAGACTCACTTAGCAAAGATGAGGCATCATCAGAGCGTATGCACTTTGGTCATATGCTTGAGCCGATAGTTGCTGATGAGTATGCAAGACGCGAGCTTTGTGAAGGTGGATCACATCCGGATCTTCACTTAGTGAATTATGAGGCAACACTTCAACACAATGACTATCCTTGGGCATTGGCAAATGTCGATAGGTTTATTGTAGATAAAGAAGGTCGGCCAGTTGGTATACTTGAGTGTAAAACTACAAGTGAGTACATGAATGATGAATGGGCAGAAGGTGAAATACTCACAACATACCTGTACCAGTTAAACTGGTATTTATTTGTAACAGGCCTTAAGTGGGGTGCATTTGCATGCCTTGTAGGTGGTAATAAGTTTTATACCTATGAAGTTGTGCGCAATGATGAATTGATCAATGGCATATTGATACCAAAGGCTAAGGAATTTTGGGAAGTCAATGTTATGCAACTCAAAGAGCCAGAAATGCAGCAGAATGATACAGACTTTGTTAATGGCTTATACAATAAAGCTGTTAAAAACTCTGAAATATCATTTACTGATGATGGCTTTAACGAGCTGGCAAAAACTGTGTTTGACTGTAAGAAGAAGATAAAAGAGCTAGAGAGCATAATGGAGGAGGCACAGAATCGTATAAAAGATCGTATGAAAGACAACGAGATTGCATACTGTGCAGACTTTACAGTTAAATGGTCACCAAGATCACAGAGTAGAGTTGATACAGCACTACTTAAGGCTGAGTATCCAAAGGCATATATGGATTGCCTTAAAAAGGTTGAATACAGAACAATGACAGTAAAAGCAATGAAGGAGTAACAGATATGAAGATTGAAGTAAAGAAAACATCAACAGTAATTGAGTGTACATCTGATGAATTAAGACAGAGTAATTCTTTATCAGATTGCCTCACAAATACATTAAGAACATTATTTATCGGCCCAAATGGTCCGGCAGGTGATAGCACAGAAGAAGAGGAGGATGATACTAACGATGAAGATTAAGCTTATCAGGTTTGATCATGATGGAGTAGATTTTAAGGCACCATTCAGAGCACATGAAAATGATGCAGGTGCTGATGTGTATTCAGCAGTTGATGTTGTAATACCACCGCATACAACAGTTAAGATACCACTTGGCTTTGGTATGGAACTTCCTGATGGTTTTCAGGGAAATATATACCCAAGAACTGGCATGGCATCAAAGGGTATTGTAACAGAAATGCCACCTATAGATAGCGGTTACCGTGGAGAAATACATGCCATCACAAGTAATCTTACAGATGCACCAGTACACATTGAGGCTGGTACAAGAATAGGCCAGCTGGTTATTACACCAATAATTCTGGCAGATTTTATAGACTATGATATTAAGCAGCGCGGCGCAGCAGCATTTGGATCTACAGGATATAAATAATGTCAATTAGAATTATAATACTATCAATTATTAAGGAGATTTTACAAATGGACAAATTTGCAAACAACATGAAAAACTACTCAAAGCCTGATCACATCGAAATAGTACTTGAGGATGGAAACCGTCTTATGTCAGACGACTTTGTGGTCGTTACAAACAATGATAATTGTGAGGCACAGCTGTTCTATTCAGCAGATGCAGTAACGATGGGTCAGGCAATACAGATGATAAGCTTTGCATACACAGAGATGCTTGCTAAGCTTCCTGAAGAACAGGCTAATGAAGTGCGTGAGGCACTTAGGTCATTCATCTCAATGGAAGGGGACGAATAATGAATAAGATAGAGGTATCCGTAATAGATTATCACAATGATCCGGCTACGATGATGATGTTCTTGGCAAAGCTTACACAGCGTGGTCATAAGATTTCATGCATGGATGATCTTAAGGATTTGATATGTAAATCAGAACAGCCAAATAAAGAAACTGTTGCACAGGTTGCAGCACTGCCTCATGGCTCAATAAAAAGGTTTACACCCATAACAGTTGCAGTGGTTGGTGCGTCACGTAGATTCTTAGCACAGGCCAGAACACATCAGGTTGGCTTCAACTATGTATCAGCATCACTGCAATACAGTGACTACAGTGGTAAAGCACAATTTGTTGTACCATACAACTTACTAAAGGCTGAAGCAGAGGGCAAGAAAGGTATTGTAGATCTTTACCTTAAGTCATGTGAAGACTCTATGAATAACTATTCAATAATTGCAAAAGAGGTTGATAATGATACAGCCGGATATGCAGCGCCACAGGGCCTAAGAAATATCCTGATCATGCAGGCAAATCATCAGGCTTGGTCATATTTTATCAGTCTTAGGGGTTGCAACAGAAATACTGTTGAAACACAGTATGTTACACTTCGTATTTGGGAAGAGCTACTCAATACACCATATGGCAAAGAGATGCTTGGAATGGCTGGACCAAACTGCTTGTATGGGCCATGCCGTGAGGGGAAATTTGCATGTGGTAATCCACTTGGTTGGATAGATCCGGCAACATCAAATAATGTGCCAAGACGAATTATTGAAGAGCGTTGGCCATTATTGTGTAAGTAAATTTATATTGCTGGCCTGTGCACATACAGGCCAGCAGAATTATAGGAGGCTTTATGATATATTTTTTAGAAGGACCAGATGGTGGTGGAAAGACAACACTTGCTGAGCGCTTGGCTGCAATGACGCGCTTAAAGATAACACATTTCAGTTATCCAAAGACTGAAGAGGATAAGGCAAAGATGTTTGTAATGTACCAAGATCTAATCAAGTCAGGTACTAACATGATAATTGATAGATGCTGGTATTCTGACATGTGCTACGGCCCAGTGATGCGTGGTGCAGCTACAATAACATATCCACAGATGTATGCCTTAGAAAGACTTGCAGCATCGAAGGGTGCTATGGTTATTTATTGCACGGACTCTAAAACTGCTCTTTGGATGCGCGCAACAGCGCGTGGTGAGGACTATGTAACATCAAGAGAGCAGTTTAATAAGATATGTGATGCTTATGATGAACTATTTAAGTTACCACATTTAATTCCAGTAGTGAGGTATACAATTGAGAGTGTGTTCTAGATGCGGCCTCGACATACCAACATCATTATGCTACACACGACCTGAATGTAAAGACTGTGGAGTGCAGAAGCGACGGGTTGCACATTCAGGTGAAGCTAATATGGCTGGCAATGCAAGGTACCTGAAGCGTGAAAAAATCAGAGATCAGGCTAAGTACGAAGTATGGCAGGAGTACATCGCCGCTGTGCCGAAGGATTACCATACACTTACAGAAGAAGAATGGAATAGAGCTGTAGATTACTTTGGTGGCCTTTGTGCTTTCTGCCAAGAAAAGAAGTTTGTTCATAGAGGTATGTTTATGCTGGTTGATCAAGGAGGCAGATACTGTGATTGGAACGTAGTGCCAATATGTGAGACATGCATAGTAAAGCCAAAGGACAAAAACCCATTTAGTTTTATGAATACAGTTAATGCAGGTAGGAAATCAATTGCATATACTCGTAAATACAACAAAAAGAAGCTTACAAAAATCATTAAGTACCTTGAGCCTATTTTACTCAAAGCAATAGAAGAGGGGAAGTCGCAGCAAGTACA